AAGATGAGGATATAGAGAATTAAGATCGAATGAAGCAACCCACTTATGTTGACCTACAAGAGGATCTTTAACATAAGCACCTTCAAATGCTTCTGATTTCGTGTTATCTTCTTTAAGAGGAATAACTATGTTACGCTCTTTAAGATAATTATAGATGATAACATCCCACATTCTAACTGGACTGAATACATCTTCAAAGTTGATCTTAGCATTGAATGCCATGGTATAGACTAGTTCGATAAGTTTCATCTTATCTTCAAGTTGATCGACAAGTTCTACGTCATGGATATTATATTTGACAAACTTATCCCAATCGTTAGTGTAAAACTCTTTAAAGGTTTCGTATGGATTCTCAAGCTTTTTAGATCCAAGTTCATACTGAGCGATATAATCAAGACGATACGATTCATGATTAGTATAGGTAAACTTCTTATAGAGTTCAAGATAATCTAGAGTTGAGATACCTACAAATGCATAACCTTTAACATCTCTACCATTAACGTACATCTTTTTATCATTAACAAGATTCCATGGAGATAATCTTTGTACATAATCATCACCAAGTAATAATCGAATACGATTAACTAGATATGGAATATCGAAACCATTAATGTTCCAACCAGTAATAACATCTGGACAGTTGCGTTGCCAAAAGTCGACAAAGGTTCTAAGCATCATTGATTCATCTACTGATTTGATATATCTAGCATCATCACGAGTAGAAGTATATTCTCTTGTGCCAAATGTTACGATCTGTTTATGGAAGTTATCTTTGATAGTAATAAGAAGGATCTCTTCATTTGCTTCTTCAATATTAGGAAATCCATTTTCAGTTGCGGTTTCGATATCCAATGAAAATAGTTTGATAAGATCTTTATCCCAATTGATAGTCTTTGGATATTCATCTGAGATATATTGGTATGCGAACTGAGTTTGACCGAAGACTTTAGTATTCTTGACTTCTTTATATCGATCCACAAAGTCTTGAGCTTCATTAAGATCTTGGAATCTCATCTCATGAAGATTATAGCCGTCAAGAGATCTATGGTTGGTTTGTTTATTTACTGGAACGTAAAGGGCAGGACCATAGTTAACTCTTGAGCTATATGATTTACCGTTATTGACATAACGAAATAGAAGCTTGTTGCCGTACTTGACGACAGAAGTATAGAATTTACTCATAATGTAATTATATCACAAAAAAGAATTAAAGTAAACTTATAAAGTTGGTTTAACTTCAATAGTTGGAGTAACTTCCCAACGTTTCTTTTCCTCAGAAAATAGGTATTGTTTATAGGTAACAACTAGTCCTGGACCAAAAGTGAGATTAAATATAGGAATGTCACGATGCTTACTGTGGAGGTCTGGATCAACCCAGCAACCTTCATGCATGGTACCATCAGCTTCTGTTGCATAGGCTCGATATGGGTATTCTTTTTTAGCTTCATCAATCTTACATTCCTCAATGGTTACTACTACAAATCCATTATCATCATTAGGCATATACAGTTCTTTTGGAAGATCTGCTGCCATAACTGATAAAGGCAATAACAAAAGCGCCAGATATTTCATATGCGCTCCTTATAAGAGTGTGTCTTATATTTATGTTACCAGTGTCTTATAATGCCAGCAATAATGAATAAACATGTAACAAAGTTCACTCCTACAACTATAGTTCTTATAACAGCAACCTTATCTGATTCAATATCGCACTCAGAAGCCTTTTCTCCTAAAGCCTTTGCCCAAAGACGCCAGATGCCCTTTTTCTGACGCTGTTTGATAGATTCATCAATCCTCTCGAGAAGTGTGATCTCAGCATCACGGGCGACTTCCTGCTCCAGCGTATAGATCTCCTTCATTTTGCCCATTATTTTATAGCCCCAGACGAATCTGCTTGATTTTTGTCTTCACGGATCTCCAGAAAGATTGGTAAGAATAAACTCTCATCTTCTGATTTGCTCCTAATACGACTGTTGTACTTGATAGCCACCACCTTACCGAGTACATCTTGCTCTTTAATTTTCTCGCGATCTTCATCGTTAAATCCACTCCCAACTTTAACTTTAATAATACCATCATCTGATTCACAGATCAAGGCTCCTAATTTTCCTACATATTTACCTGTACCTTCTTCCCAACCAACTACTTTCAAATCACATTCAAGTTCACCTTTAAATTTGATCTGATGTTTAACTCTATTATCTTGCCAATCTTGATTTATATCCTTAAGAATAATACCTTCTTCACCTTTATCATAGTATGATTTAAACAAATCATTAGCTTGATCGATATTCTCAACGACTGTACTTTCAACCAATTTAATCTTTTCAGGCAGATTAATAAGTTTGGCAAATCTTTGTTTATAAGGGATAGGACAATGGCCTGTTGTAAAATAAGCATAAGGAATATAATCCCAAACTGTAGCTCTTACAAGATTGGCTTCAGTCTGGGATATAGTTCCTTTTAAAGCTTTATTTAAGATACCATTGCCTGTTTGACGATCTAGTACTCCATTGTTGTTTGATACGAGTAATTCTCCATCAAATACAACATCCATTCCATTAGCTAATTGAATAAACTCTTGTTCTAAGTTACCCATTAGATCTATGGTTTTACCATTACGAGTTTTAAACTCAACAGCTCCATCGCGAACGACGGCATTAAACCTCATGCCGTCCATTTTAAGTTGAACCATTGCTGGCCATTTAATCTTATCAATTAGTTTTTGTTCGAAACCAGAACACAACATCACTGGATATTCCATGATGAGACCTGGCCAAACATCATTAGCGGTCGCAATCGAGACACCGCACTTCAGATCCTTCGCTATGATACGTTCTAGTACCTTAGCATTTTTCGGAGAGAGTGAAGTAAGGATCGAAGCTAAGTGCTCGATGCCCGCATTACCTGTTAGAACTCTTTGGCTGAGTTCGAATAACTTATCCATAGCTTCTACAAGACAACCATTGCCTTCAGGTGTATAAGCTGGAATCTTTCTAATATAGAACTGTGTAAATGGATCTAGAGCTAAACGAACAACTTCTCTTAGAACCTTATGGTTCTCGTTCGATCTAAGCGTAGCAATCTTATAGTTGCGTGATGGATTACTAGCTAGATCTTCTAATATATCAAAGACTTCTGTCATAGATATAAACGTCAATTCGTTTTGCATAAGCTATTGGTAATTCTCTTTGGAATGCAAATGGACTTTTACCTGCATTAAAAGCTGGTAAAATTCTTGGTCCACGTCCATGTAGCTTGACATATTTTTTACGAGATCTGTTAACATTCGCGGCAGATACTGCATCACGAATGAGTTGAAGTTTTTCCATGTCCACTGCTGAGAGTGGATCTAAAGTTGTAACGTAATTAATTGAGGTTCTCATTATTCAACCTCTGCAAAGAATTTTTGACCAACTGAGAAAACGATATCGAATGCTTCTACAACTGTAGGACTATAAACCATTCGACGATATTTTTTAATATCCATACATGTTTCTAAGAACGGTTTTCCTAAGAAGTCTGCTTCTTTTTGGATAATATTAAATGCTGTCGCTGTTTTCATAATTACTCTCTCCTTTAATTAATCTATAAGAATATTATATCTTGTAAACGAATTAAAGTAAACATATTTTTCACCTGGCAGTGAAATAAATTTAGGTGTAAAATCAACAACTTATAAGTTATTGATTCTGTTTGTTAATCCAGTTAGGATCTAACATGTCATCGTATGAATCCGGTGACACTGATTTTGGTTCGTATTTGGCAATATTGACAACTACGGCTTGTGGTGCCTGGGGAGGCTGGGTGACATTATCTACAAAACTCATACCAAAGATCATTAAAATTACATCCATAATATACTCCTTCAATTATGCGCAGTCAGATAATGATTCCATCCATCTCTTACTGCATTCAGTTTTTGCTTTACCTGTACCATCACATGGATACACAGGATCGACTTGCTTTGCTTCAAATACTGTAGTTACTTTTTCATCAACGATAACTACTTCGTCTTTAGTTTTAAATTCCATTTTCTTTTCCTTTTGGGAGTTAGTTATTTGACTTTTGGTCATTATTATTTATATACTTAAACAACTTCAGTTGATACTCAAATCTTCTAGGTTCATGATCAGGATGAGCTAATCGTTCTCCATAGAATTCATACATCTTCTGCCAAAGTTCTTCTAGTGTCATACTGTATATTTTTTAAAATATCCCGCTTTAACTGCTTTAGCATCTTCTAAGGCATTATGAGGAAGTGCTGATGTATAATCTAAACGTCTTTCTAGCGTCATTGTTATCTTACAGTTGACTCCAATCATCTCACCTGGTCCGGATAGAAGCGATCTACTAAAATGATAGAAGTCTTCAGGCCAGTCAGCAATTACTTCAATCTCATCGAATCTATTAAGGTATTGACGAAGTTTTGT